AGGGCGACAATGTGAGGAAGTGGATTCATGCTGGGTTATTGCGCGATCCATATACCGCCGCGTCAGGAATGTTGCCGCGTGGGCTGGCGAGCAACGATCACCTCGTACTCCACATGAGCGGCGAGGTTCACGTTACGGATAAGGATGGGAAACCGTGGCTGCAAGAGGTCCGCAAGCGCCATGACTGGCTAGATTGTTGTATTTACGCGACCGCTCTCAGCCGTTTGCGCGCTGGCGTCCAGTCATCTGGTGCCGGTCGCAGTCCACGAAAATACGGAAACATCGGAAACGTAGGGGTAAAATGACCACATACACCAAGACCTCCCACTCCCAACGCGGCACCATGAGCGCAGAGCAGCGTGAGCGCCAACACGCAGACATGGTTTTTCACATACGCGACCTCTACCAGCGCAACGAACTCTTGCAAAAGCGGCTTGACGAGTCGCAGGCGCGGATTGCAAAGCTGATGCGGGAGACGTTCAAGTGACGCCGACCAGTATCATTGTCATAGGCGGCGAAGTGCCCGAGAAATATAAGGGGATCCCGTCGCTTCTGATTCGACTGCCGGGCGAGGAAGGCCCAACCGGCGCCGACATCATCGCACCACAGACGATCGATGATTGCCTAATTTACCTCCGCAACCGCTACGCCGACCATCCGGTGATTGCCTCACTTGGCGGAACAATGGTGATCTCCGACCATCCGATTGCCGGCACTGACGAAATGCGCCAGCCGCTAACGATCGACAAGAGTCCGCACGGGATCCGGCTGGAATGGGCGCCGAAAATAGAGGCCAAGCTGTGCGAGTTGCTAGACGACCTGGGCAACTGCGCCCTGGATTCCTGGCGCGGTTCCCGACATGCGATCCTCAACGGCGACCGCATTGCCAATTCCCCGACCAGCCGCGAACTCAAGGATGCGCACAAGGGCGAGCCGGCAGTGGTGATCGCATCCGGCCCGTCGGCCAGCCGATACCTGGACGAGGTGGCGCGGATCCGTTCTGGCGTGCGTATTTTCTGCGCTGACACGATGCTGGCCGGTCTACTCCGTCGCGGAATCGTCCCCGACTACGTGTGCGCCATCGAACGTGAGGCGGCAATCACGAAAGTGCTGAGCGAGGGCGCGGATTGTGGCGCAACGCTCATCGCCAGTCCGGTGATTGAGCCGGAATGTGCTGCGAAATGGCGCGGAAATACCCTGTTTTGGTGGGCTGGCGATGATTTTTATCGTTGGATGGACCCCGGAATAACCGTCATTTCAAGCGGTAGAAGCGCCGGAAGCCTCGCCGTAGCCGCCGCTTTCCAGGCCGGATGTGGTCCGATTTACCTCGTTGGGCATGATTTGGCTTACGAGTCCGGCGAATCCCACGCGCCAGATGCCCACGAAATCGCCCACGCAGCCAACAAAAAAGCGGACGCGGAGGCAGTTCCCAATGATCCGCACCGCGAACGCTTGCCGGCCATGGGAAACAGCGGCCACCCAGTGGAAACCAACGGACTCTGGAACCGCGTTCGTGGCGATATTGAGGGAATAATCAGCAATTACCCCGGCCAAGTCGCAATCAACGTGAACGCATGGTCCGGCGCCCGCATCGCGGGAGCAGAAGTCGGAAACCTGCCCAGCATGCCGCGCAATCTGCCGATGCGCACGGCGCTGCGCTCGTCTGGTGTGAGTAGTCCGTTGCGCCGGTCCACTTCCGTGCGTTTGGCAGTAGGTGCCATGCGCCGGAAACTGGAAGACCTAACGGAACTCATCGAAATCGGCGGCGATCTGGATAAGATGGCCGAGGACCTCCAGGTTTCCCGCTTGTGCGGAATCGAGCACGCGCCGCTTATTCAGTACGTTTCCCGCGCTATCTACAATGCCATGTTATTGCGTCTCCATTTCTACGCATCGCGCGGGATGTCGCGTGAAATCTGCCAGGCAAACGCGCTTCATCTCACCGCCCGCACCCTGCTTGCCCTGTGCGATCGCATGCTGGAGGAACTGCCATGAACTTACGCCAAGCCGTGACCGTCTCCGATTTCAATGCCGCCATGAACCGTCTAGCACTCCACGGAAACCCCGTTGAGTTGGAGCACCTGACCGATGAACAATACACGACATACCTCGCCACATTCGGAGAAGACCAAGCCGCCAAGCGTGTCATTGCCAATGCCATCAACCGACCAATTCCAGGGGAAGACTCCGCCCATCGCTGAGAGGAGTCCCGCAAAGCCCGCAGTCGTTGACACAACGCAGCGCCACGTTCCTCCGCTCACCTGTCCAAAGTGCGGGCGTGGCATGACCCCTATGGTAGAACGCTGGCGACCGCCCAACGGAAATGGCATCGAGGCTGCGGATTGCCGTTGCTCGCTGAACGGTTGCGGATTCGTCTACACGCCGGCGAGCGTTCGCGTAAAATAGTGCTAGGCACAGGCTATGCCTAGCGTGTCGCCGTCTACGCTCCGCGCATGTCTACGCTCATCGCGTCTATCCAGGCGCAGATAACCGCTTTAGACGCGAAGCTTGTGGCGATCAACCCGACCAGCGTAGCGTCAAACGGGACCAGCATCACCAACCCCGACTGGATCGCGCTTAGCAAGCATCGTATTTTCTTGGAGCAGCAACTTGATCGGCTTTCAGGCAATGCGCCCATGATGGTGCGCGGGCGCATCAAGGGGTTGTGATGGGATTTTTCCGGTCGGTAGTTAGTCGCACGCTGGCGTCAGTCGCACGCTCCGCGTCGTGGGCGTCCAACACTATCGGCATGGGCGGATACACTGCGACCGACCCCCGCCGCAAGATCCTTTCGCCGCGTCGCCCCACAAAGGCGACCGCGAACGAACTGGCCACGTCCAGCTTCCCGCAACTTCGCAACTACGGACGGCATCTTGAGCGCAACAACCCGACCATGCGTGCCGGCGTTGACGGGCTATGTGCGCTTGTCGTGGGATCTGGCATCGACCTAGAGCCGGACACAGGGGACGAGAAAACAGACGACGCGATCCGCAAAGAGTGGAAAGACTGGTGCGAATCCTGCTCAGTCGATGGGCGCGACATTTTCCAGCTTCAGACGCAAGGATTCCGTGAGGTTGTGTCAGCGGGCGAAGGTGTGTGGCGCCTCGTCATGCTACCCGAGCGTTCCGAGGCCGGCGGGATCCCGCTCGCCGTCCTGCCGCTGGAGTCGGAATGGCTCGACGACGACATCAACGGCATATCCTACAGCAGCAACGGCGCGAGCGTCCGCGTCGGCCCGATCACGCTGGACCGATATGGGCGACCTGTTTCGTATTCGATAAAGAATCCCGACATGAACGCCCTTGGCAATGCCGAGGAAGTCCCCGCGTCTGCCATCATGCACTTCTTTGAGAAGCGCCGAAGCATGCAGTCTCGCGGCGAACCGTGGGCCGCGCCGATCATCGAAACGCTCCAGCAAGAGCGCGATCTGGTCGACGCCGAGCTACAGGCTGCCGTTACCTCGTCCAGCATCGGCCTTGCTGTCACCTCATCGACCCATGATCCGCTCGATACGGACGAGGAAGGCGACACGGAAGACCCCGCGCAATCGCTGCGCATTGGTGGCGTTGCTCGCCTGTTCCCCGGCGATTCGGTGGAGTCGTTCGCCAATACCCGCCCGTCACAGCAGATCATGCCCTTCCGCGCTGGCTTGCGTGGCGATACCGCCGCCGCTCTCCGGTTGCCGCAACGCTTCTTGGACCGCGACGTATCCCGCGCGAACTACAGCAGCATGCGCGCGGACATGCTCGACACTGATCGCCTGCTCTCGCCCGTGCGCGAGTGGTACGGACACGCGACCATCGGCAGGCTTTACAAAGAAGTCTTGCCCTTTCTTGCTCTCCGTGCTGGCGTTGCCATGCCGCGTGCGAAGTACCGCCTCATTCCAGACGGGCAGCCCTACGTTGATCCGATGAAGGACATGCAGGCTGCTGCGCTCGGCATATCGGCCGGCCTGACAACCTTTGAGGCTGAAATTGGCAAGCGCGGTGGCGACTGGACTAAGATGTGGGAGCAGCTCAAGAAGGAGCAAGAGGCCGCTGTGGCGCTGGGTATCAAGATTGACCTGTCGGGAACCAACGCACCAGCCACTCAACCGTCCCTTGGTCCAGTTGCTCCGACCGTTACCCCGTCGTCTGCGCCCACCCCCGCCCCGGCTGATGCTCCCACCGACCCCGCTATGGAAGATCTCCAGCGCAGTGTTGCCGACCTCCAATCCCGCGCCCCGTTCGTCATCAACAACCACTTACCGCAGTCGGTCACGTCGGTTGCCGCGCCTCACGTCACAGTTGAGGCTGCCCGAGTGGACGTTCCCGCTCCGGTAGTCAACGTGCCAGCCCCGGTTATCAATGTCGCCGCGCCTGTTGTGAACGTCGCCGCGCCCACTGTCGTCAATGAGATTGCTGCGCCGGTCATTCCTGCGCCTATCGTCAATGTCGCCGGCGCGACCATCGTAGTCCCGCCCCGCCCCGCTCAGGAAATCGTCCGCGACTCTGACGGGAATATCATTGGCACTAAGGACGCGACCCCATGACCGTAGGCATGGCAACCACGTTGCGCAATTCGCGCCTTGACCGCATCACCGCTGCCATTGATGCAGGCGCGGGGCCGGGGTTGATCCGCGTCTATGACGGCACCCGTCCGGCTACAGGCGGATCTGCCACGACCCTGCTGGCCACGCTGACCTGTAGCGATCCTAGTGCTGGTGCCGCTGCCGCTGGTGCCTTGACGCTCTCTGCCATCACTTCCGATTCGTCTGCCGACGCCACCGGCACCGCCACCTGGGCGCGCATCGTGGACAGCACCGGCACCTTTGTGCTGGATTGCTCTGTTGGGACCAGTGGTGCAGACATCAATTTCAATACCGTGAGTTTCGTAGCCGGTGCGGCAATCGCCATTACCAGCGCAGTATTTACTGAAGGCAACCCGTAAGGAATATCCCATGGCTGACGGACTTTTTTACCTCGACACACGCGAGCCGCATCTGGTAAGCGACATCACCGCCGTCACCATGACGACTACGGCCAAGGCGCTCTATCCTGCGTCAGCCTTCCCGGTCTTGGGCGGCCAGTATTTCAATCGTCCCGGCAAGGCGATCAAGATCAGCCTATGGATGAAGGTAGTTGTTGCGGGCACTCCCGGCAACTTCTCGTTCAACGTCCATTGGGGCACTGGCGCAGACGCCAACGGCACGCTGATCTGTGTTGCCGGTACTCCGGTGGCGCTCAATGCCAGTGTTACCAAGTGCATCTATGCCGAGTTCACCGTCCGATGCCTTACCACCGGGACCGCTGGCACACTGCAAGCCACGGGCTGGGCAATCGCTGATGGCTTGCTCATCACCGCCGGCACGCTGAACCCGATTCTCATCCCCACTGCTGGCGCTGCCGCATCGGCTGCGCTCGACCTGACCGCCGCAAATATCGTTAGCGTTCAGGCGCTCCAGTCCGGCACCGCTGGCACGATCCAGGTCCAGTCCCTGCTGGTTGAAGCACTGAACTAATGCTTCCGGGAAATCTGACCGCAATCATCTGGCCACTGCGGGGGAAGATTTTCCAGTCCGTGTTCATGCAAACGCGCCCACGGTGGACGGGTGGGCTGTGTATCCCTATACCCCCCGTGCTTCCATGGAACAACGCGCAACGTCCACCAGCAATCAATTTTGGGCGTGTGGCAAAACCGCTAAATGCGGACAGTATAATTCCAATTGACTTTGGCCTCTGCGCTCTAGGTGTGCGGGCCGGTGTGCGGGCCGGTGTGCGGGCCGGTGAGAAGGGGCGACTTGCCGGAACTCCGTCTGTGGTTCATTCCCTCAAGCCGATGCCGGCAAAGTATTGGGTGATTACAGGAACCACGAAAGACAGCACTGGCGTTGCCCTGCCATCGTGCGTTGTTCAGTTGTTCCGAACCTTTGACGATAAGATCATGGATGAAATCACATCAAACGCTTCCGGTGTGTTTGAGTTTCGTTCAGCCAGCAACCCATCGAACACTCACTACATTGTGGCATACAAAGCGGGATCGCCGGACGTAGCGGGCACGACCGTGAATACTCTGGTGCCGGTGTGATATGGTTGATGTCTTCCTCTACACGGGAGAGGCGAATCCCAACGACGTAAAGCTGCGGGATCCGACTACGCCGGCCAGCAGTAGTGTCACCGGCACGCTGGCGACTACTCTTGGCGATTTGACGCTGGCAGCAGCCGGGACCGAGACATTTACCGCTACACTGGCAACGACCCTTGGCAACCTGACCCTGGCTGCTGTTGGGACCGAGACGTTCACTGGTTCACTGGCGACTACGCTGGGTGATATGACCCTAGCGGGGACCGGAACGGAGACATTCCCCGGAACGCTGGCGACCACCCTAGGAGACGTGACGCTTGCTGCTGATGGCACGGCAATACTGGCGGCAACGGGCACATTGGCGACCACTCTGGGAGATGCGACTCTGGCCGCAGAGGGCAACGCGCCGGTAACGGGGGGCGGTGGCGCTAGCGGGGGGTCGGGATTGTGGCAGCCCTTGCCGGTCTATTACCCGCCCCGTCAATCCCCGGAGCTGCTGCCCGAGCCGGTTGCGGAGCGAGAAGACGAAGCGGCGGAACTCCTGCTGCTCATGCTCTGACGGTGCTAGGCACAGGCTAGGCACAATTTCCCGTGCGTTAGCGTTTGCCGCATGATCGAGCTTTTCCAGCGTTCTTGCGAGTTCGACCTGTCAGCCCGCGCGGCTGGCATGGATGAAAATGTGGTCCCTGCCGTCATTTCGACTGATGCCCCCGTGGCGATGTCAATGGGCGGCAAGCGCGTGCTGGAAATCCTCGACCATAATCCGGAAGCCGTGGACATGTCCCGCTTCCCGCTGCCGCTGGTGGAAGACCACGACAATGCGCGCACCGCGCTTGCCGTTGCGGAACAGCCCAAGTTTGAAGGCGGCAAGCTGCGCACGATGATCCGGTTTGGATCTCAGGCCCGCGCTAAAGAAATCCTGGCAGATGTGAAAGCCGGAATCATTCGCAGCCTGTCCGTCTTTTATTCCCGCATGAACACCGTGAGGGAGAGCGACGACACCGTGCGCACCCTCAAATGGATGCCCATGCACGTTTCACCAGTCGGCACGCCCGCAGACGCTGGCGCCGGCTTCTTCCGCTCCGAACCAACCAAGGAAAAAGTTATGTCTGACCCCATCGTCCCGGAGCCGGTTGATCCGGCCATCGCCCTCAACGCCGCCCGTGCGGAAGCCAAGGAAGTTGCGGGCATCGCTCGCTCCCTTGACCTTCCCGCTGACGAT